CCCGTACCTCAACAATCAAGGGCCTATCCGTCGGGTTTAACCCGGTGAAGTCGATCATGAGCAAAGCCCGGGACGCGATCCAACATACAGCCGCGAACCTACTCGAAGTCTCATTAACCCCCTACCCTGCGTACTCCACAGCCGGAGTAAGCGCCATAAGAGAAACAGAAGGAGCAACAATGTTAGAAACAACCGAGTCGACCGAGGTTAACTCGGTGGACATTGAAGCACGCGAATCACTGAAAGCACTACGCGAAGAAGTACAAACCATCGCCTCCAAGGCATACACGTCCGAGGCTCAGCACCCAATGAGTGCCTACCGTTCGTTCGGTGAATACTCCAAAGCAGTGCTCGCAGGTGAAGTAGAATCCCGCGCACTCGCAGACCAGATCACCACAAACAACCCCGGCCTCCTACCTCCCAACTGGATGTTGGATGTTAAGAACATCGTTGACCTTGGGCGACCAGGTATCACCGCTTTCGGTGTGGAATCAGCCGGGACAAGTGGCATGGAGTTTGCGTGGCCTTTTTTTGACGGCGACTTAGCACTCATTGTTGAGGAGCAGACCACAGAAAAGACCGAAGTTAATTCTGTTCGGATCGACATCAAGAAGGGCACGGCAAGCCTCAAGACGTTCGCAGCCGGTTCCGATATTTCCTACCAGTTGCTGCAACGCTCAAGCCCGTCCTACCTTGACGCGCACAATCGGATTATGGTCGCGTCGTACGCCCTCATCACCGATAACGCGTTCGTTGACGCGATGCTCGTTGCCAGCACTCCACAGAACTACGACTTTGCTAGTGACACGACAGGCGCAGATTTCCGCGCCGGAGTGTTCCAGGCGTCGGTGACCGTGGAAACGGCAACCGGTCGCGGGGCAGAGTTTGTGCTCGTTGCCAGCAACGTGTTTGCAGAAATCGGTGGCTGGTCGACGTTTTTCCCATCGGCCTACCCCGTCTCGAACGTGTCAGGTGTGGCGACCGCTGGCACTCTCGGAGTAAACGTTTCTGGCCTGCCCGTCATTCACGACCGCAACCTGGCAGCCGGTGCGATCCTTGTATCGAACACAGCGACCGCTTCCTGGATCGAGGACGGTCCAGCCCTCGCCACGGCGGAGAACGTAGCCAATCTTGGCCGCGACATTGCAATCTACGGTTACGGTGTGAGCGCCGCTTACACGGCCGCTGGCATCGTGTCCCTCGAAGTTGTGTCCTAAGAAACTAACAACCCCCGGAAGGTAGTGAAGGTCCCGATATGGCATTGGTAACCGGTCAGGAACTGGCCGACAATCTGGATATCGAGTACGAGACACCCGACAGTCTCGTGCTCGACTTGCACGCCAACTCGGCATGTATCCTGATCGGTTACCTAGTCACGCTTGTTTCGTTCGAAGCGGAACCGGCACCCCTGAAAATCGCGGCCATGAGTATTGCGGTCGAGACATACCAGGCGGCTTACGCCGCCGGGGGCGAATCTATTAGCGTGGACTTTACCCCTAGCCCACGAATTAACTCGGCGCTCATGGCACGGGTCATGGTCCTCTTGGCACCGTACAAGCAGATGACGACGTTGGTTGGGTAATGGCACTTACCACGGAAGCCAGGGAGTTAATAGTAACGAGCCTGACCGGGCTCGGGTACAAAATTTATGACACGGTTCCCACAGTCCCGGTGACTCCGTCGGTCGTTATCGTCCCGGACTCGCCGTGGGTGCAACCGACCCGGATCGGATCAACCCTGAACTATGCGGTCCGTTGGAGGCTATTGCTTAACGTGAACGTGAGGGTTAACGCGGTGGCAATCTCAACAACAGAAGACGCCCTCGACGTGCTACTGGCCGCGTTACCCGCATCCGTAAACGTGGCGAGTGTGAACGCGCCGCAACTCCTGAGCCTGGGATCGCAAGGGACCGTCATGACAACCGAAATCGAAGTTCAAATACAAATGAAAGAAGGAATCTAATGCCCGCAATCGGAGTAACTGGAGCAGCGTTCACCGTGTCAATCGGTGCAACACAATACGAAGATCAAATAACGTCAGGAACAATCAACACGACGCCGACGATCGTCCGCACTAAAACCCTTTCCGGGGTTGCGTTCGACCAAACCGACCTCAACAGCACGATGAGTCTGGATTTCCTATTCGATGAGGTAACCGGCATGTACGGCGCACTCCAAACCGCTATCGCTGGTGCCGCATCCGTAGCGGTCGTAGTCGAATCCGCGTCGGGAACGTGGACAGGTGCCGCGATGTTCATCGAATCCGCCGACCTCACCTACCCGGCCGACGGTGTCGTCACAGTATCGACATCATTCACCGGCTCGGTTACATTCGCCGCAACGGCATAAGGCTAAGGGGAACCCATTGTATCCACGACTGAAAATCGAGTCCGATAATCACGAAACAAAAGAAGTCGAAACCCTGCCCGTAGACTTCATGATGTACGAAGAGCTCAATGGGAACCGGCCCACAAGTGAACAAGCGATGAGATTAACAATCGCCTACTACTATCTCGAGGACAAAGAACCAGGCGACCTTAAAACCGTGAAATCGTGGGCCCGAAAAAACCGGGTCAAGGTTGATATCCTTAAAGATGAGGCGGAACCTTTTTAGAGGGTAGCCACGGCAGGCTACTCATTCGCCTAGCGGTTCGTACCGGCTGGACGATGGAAGACGTTAAGAAACTTAGCGGCCGAGAGGTCGTTACGATAATGGAGGAGTTGACGTAGTGGCCCCGAAGCAATTCGATGTGTATATCGAAGGTTTAGGCCCACTACTGCGCGATCTTTCAAAACTCGGTAAAGCCGCAGGGAAAGAATTACGTGCGTCTTCGAAAGTTATTGCCGAAAAACACATGGTGCCAGCGTGGAAAGAAGCCGCACTCGGTGCGGGTCCGTGGGGTCCGAAAATCGCGGAAAGTGTCCGGGCAGGTTCCGACCGTGTGCCGAAAGTCATGATCGGTAAAGCCGCTAGAACCTTTAGTGGTGGCGCATCCGCCACGATGGTGCGATACCCGTCAGACAAAGGTAACCGGGGTCGTGCCGCTAAAGGGGCCAGAAATCGTATGCCTGCCGCGTTCGGTTCAGGTTCCGACTGGATCAGTGAAGCCCGCACATACCAAAAGCCCGCACTCGATGAATGGGCTAAAGCCGTCGATCGTGTCGTCCGGAAATGGCCGGTAATGTAATGGCCGGAAAAACTTTAACCATATTCCTAGCCGCCGACCTCAAAAAGTTTAACAGCGGCATAAATAAGGCCGAAGGTGGTCTAAAAGGCTTTGGTGAGTCGATAAGCCGCAACATGGGCCCGATTCTTTTGGCAGCCGGGGCCGCAGCCGGTGCGTTCGCCGTAAAAGTCGGCATAGACGCCGTCAAAGCGGCATCCGACCTTGGCGAAACACAAAACAAAGTCGGTGTCATATTTGGCAACTCATCGCAGTCGATTCTTGACTTCGCTGAGGATGCGGTCACCGGGCTAGGTCAAACCCGCATACAGGCGCTGGAAGCATCCGCGACATTCGCCCAATTCGGTAAAGCCGCCGGGCTCAGTGGCGGCGACCTGGTTAATTTCTCCACCGAACTGGTTACCCTCTCAGCGGACCTAGCCTCGTTTAACAATTCGTCACCCGATGAGGCTATTAATGCTATCGGTTCAGCGTTGCGGGGTGAAGCCGAACCCCTGAGGCGCTTTGGTGTGCTGATGGATGACGCGGCACTTAAAGCCGCAGCCCTTTCGATGGGGATCGGTGACGGCACTACCACTTTGACAACTCAACAAAAAGTATTGGCCGCCCACAACGTGATTCTTTCCCAAACCACCGACGCTCAAGGTGACTTTGCTCGTACCTCGGAGGGTCTAGCCAACACTCAAAAGATCTTGCAGGCCGCTGTCGAGGATGCTAAAGCCGAAATCGGTATCGGCCTGGTGTCTGCACTGGAAGCCGCCGGGCAGGCTATGGGCGGGTCGAGAGGCATGGCCGGGGTTATTCAAGACACGGGGCAAGACCTAGGAGACTTTGCCTCAGGTATCGGCGTGGTGATTACTGCACTTGCAGGATTGACCGGCGGGATAGAAGACGCCACAGAAGCGGCAGGTAAATACGAAACCGGTGTATTCGGCATGCGCGACGCCGGTAACTCACTATTGGACAACATTCTGCCCCTAATCCCAATTTTGGGCACATGGGTAAGCGGTATCCTTGCCGTCGGTGAGAACGCTCGAATAAGCGCCGACAAATTAATAGTTTTTGCTAACGCCGCCAAAAAAACCGCAGATGGACTCCCTTACTTCCTAGGCGGGTTAAGGGATCTAGCAGACGCAACCACGAATGCAAAAGTGCAGACCGGTCTCCTTACAAAAGGGCAAGCCGCGGCAGGGGCCAGATACACGACACAAATACCAG